AAAATACATTGATTATACCTCTTTATTTTGTATTTACGGTTTATACAAGCCTTATACAAGCCTTATTATTAAAAATACAGGCAAGTAATACACTTGCCTGTATTTACGGCTCACATGTAATGTATAAAGGGAATTATGATTTTTCTTTTATTTGTTTGTTTGCTTCGACAATATTATTTTTAAAATATGTTCTCAAACTAGTTAATCTTTCTGCCTGTTCTCCAGATATATCAAACTTACCCAATGTTAAGAAATTATATGTATCTGCAAGAACCTGTAATGGAATAGGTGTAATAACATACGGAATTTTGTTTTCTTGTAATGATTTTTCTAATTCATTTACTGGTTCTACTACTGGTTCTACTACTGGTTCTTTTGATAATACCTCGTCATTAAATTCTAATGGTTTTTTCATGGTTTCTTTCCTTTCAAAATCTTTTTGTTACGGCGATTCCGCCAAATATTTCATTTGTATCTGTATTGTATGAAAAATTAGTTACTGTGTCTCCTCTTTCGTATTTAAGGTAGAACCGATCTGAGGACACTCCAATTCTAAAGCCGTCGCCGATACTACCTTCTTGGGGTTTTCAAACTTTTCCTTTATTTGATTCTTCAATGTTGCTTTGATTGTATCTCTCACCGTTGCAGGATCTTTTAATATAGAAGGCAAAGGCTTCTTCATCAAACCCAATGATTTACATTCAGATATAGCAGTTTCTATTAAATGACCAATTACTGTATCTCCATATTTATTCCGCAAATATTTAGGAAGTTTACTTTTTACAAATGCTTTTATACTTATAACTGCTTCTTTTTTTACATTAGTGTATATTATTGTTAATTCTTCTCTAGTTATTTTTCCATCTACATAAGCCTGTTTGGCTTCTCTAATAGTGGAATTCCATCCTTGCATAACAATTTCTCGAGTTTCCATAAATAACTCTTTTAGTTTTTGATCTTTTATTTTTCCGGCTAAAAATTCATAAGACTTAGATATTAACCATGTACCTCCTGCAAGTATAACAGATGCTAGAATAGCAAATATATACATTGCAATCTGAGAATGCCAGATTTGTAATAATAACTCTTTCATTTTCAATCTCCTTTTTATTTTTTACAGGAAAGCCCTGTTAATTATACTGCAATTGTTATTTCTGCATTAACATTCAAAGGACGAACATCCATTTGAAACTCAGAAGGCCAACATTTATCTGCATTTCTGAGATAAATTATACCAAATGCGGATTTAACAATAACTGGAGTAGGATCTTGGAGTATATCTATAACTTGTTGATCTACCACAATTGCAAATTGCCCTACTACTAAATCATTACTACCTATTATTTCTGGTTTATAAATTACATCTACATTACTCATTATATTACTTCCTTTCTAAATATATTCATGCTACATCTTCAATAATTTTGATATATTATTTTTCTTAGAAACCATAAATACTGAATCGGCTCCTTGAATTATGTCTTCTCTGTCCAAATCCATAGATATTGTAATTATCTGTAATCCTAAATCTTTGGAAACTTCCGATAATAATTTTATTGCTCTTCTATTAGCTTCCTTCCCTTTTAAATGTTTAAAAGGTTCATCTAATATAAATACTGGGCGTTTGGTTTCATTCCTCATTGTAAAAGAGGCTATACGCAAAGCAAAACAAGTTACATCTACCGCACCGAAACCGACTGAATCTAGACAATCTGCTAAAATTATATCTTTATCTTTAAAAGATAATTCACATTCAGTCTTTTCTCTTTTCTCCACAAATTCCATTACCAGTTCATAAGGTTCATCAAATACAGTTGATTGAGCAAGAGACACCATTTCAGTAACATGATATTCTAATTGTTTCTGTGTGTCAAGGGCTACTTTTCTAATTATTAAATCTGCTTTCTCAAGTATTTCTTTATCCAGTTCATTAGCATTTAAGTTATTTTCTTCTTCATTAATTCTGGATACATGATAATCTCGGGTAGCCTTTAATTTTATATAATTTTCTGCAATAGCTTGAATTCTATCTTGCATTACATTATTTCCTTTTCAAGAGATTCTATAATTGTGAGTATACTTGCTTCTAATTTAACTAATTTTGAACTTTCTTTTTCTATGGCCTCCTCTAACTCCTTTACTACTTTATACCCCTTATCTTTCATTTCTTTCTCGACAATTTTAAAAGCTCCTATTGCTTGATTTAGATCTGCTTCCATTTCATTGATTTTACTTTTTAAATTAAATAATCTTTCTTCAATATTCATTTAATTCCTCCATTACTTTTGATATTACATTTTTTACTTTTTCAGATACGGTATTGCTTATAAGAAACTTATCCATATTATGCTCAAAACCTTTTATTGATACTCCATAATCTTTAACATTTGATATAAAAGCACCATACCTATTTTCTTTTTGTTGCTTTATTTCTAGATGTGCTCTACTTATCATTCCTTGAGGAGCCCTTGGAATCTCATGTAAAGTTACTGTATTACTCTTTGCGTTCCATAATCCTACAACTGGTTTATGATCTATTTGGTCAGCTTTCATCTGGAATAAACTTCCCGCATTAAATATTAATTGGTTTCCTCTTTTATACATAAATGTTTTATGATTATCTCCTGTGAATATTGTTTCACATTTTAAACCGCTCATTACTTTTTTACAATCAGGAGCTTTGCAATCTTTCCAAGGTAATTCTCCTTTATATGTAAATACATGCCATACTATAAATTCTCGACCACCTAATTTTAAAATAGGTTGGGGATCTGTATCTCCCCAATGTCCGGAATTAATAATTTTTATTTTTTCTGCAACATATAAAGGGTATAGACCGCTTTTTTTTAAAAACTTAATATTATGGGCTTCTAAATCGTGATTCCCAGGAACTACCCACATATCATCTGGAAGATACATAAATGCAAACGCCAACAATTCAGGAGAAGGTTTATGTTTATCAAAAAGATCTCCCGCACATATTATCGGGCAGTTATAAGTTAATCTTAATCCTTCTATATATTGAAAAGTCTTTATCATAAATATTTCCCAATCGTCTAATCTACATTTAGGACGATCTAAAGTTAAATGTATATCAGATAAAATAATCGCATCTACTTTCATGATTTTTCCTTTCCGCAAAGAGGACAATTATCTGGAAATATTGAATTGAATTCTTCTTTGTGTATATTTAATTCTTTTTCTAAACGCTGATATGTTTTTTTATTTTTTGAGTAATTAATTAATAACGCTTTACGATTATTTATATATTCATTAATATTTTGTAATTTATCTTTAAGACCCTTACAAGCCTTAAAGCGGTCTTTTATTGAATGGACGGGCTTTGTATCATTAACAGCTTTATAATGCCCTGTATATGCCTTGTAAAGAGTATTTAGGACATTTAATTTATTAATAATATCATTATATTTTCCATGATATAAAATAAAGCCCTTATCCATTAATATCTTAATTTTTTCATCATAACTACATTTTGATACATTATTCTGTATTGGGATGAATTTATCATGCAAGAAATCAATTTTACTTTTTAACTCATCTTGCATCTTTTTTAATTTAATCTGAAACTTTAACATATTCTGGACTTTTATTTCATTATCTTTATTAACCATTTTTAGATTTTCTAATTTATCTATTTCATTCTCCATAGTCTTTTTTATTAATTTACAATCAGTTGAATTTTTTCTAATAAGAGTTTTCATATTCTTGATTGCAAAATCTATCTTTTCTAAAGAAGCAACATCATTAAAATGTCTCCCAACTTCTCCGGCTGATTTATTAAGAAGGAAAAATGAATCTTTTTGTAATTGAAAATTCTCTACTCCCATATTAAGTATTTTTTGTATTTCATCAGGTACATTTACGCCAAAGGCTTTAAATACTATATCATTAAGATAGTATGTATTATCTTTTTTTAATCTAACTCTTTTAATCACATCTCCAGTATCAAGGGTCAAGGTTACAACTGTTTTCTTGGAGCCTTTACGGATAAATCCATCTCCAGAAGGTTTATTTTCCATAACCCATCTTAAAGCCCTAATTATACTAGATTTACCTGTACTACTTTCCCCTATGAATACATTAACTAATGATGAAAAATTTATTAATGTATCTTTATGAGATTGAAAGTTTTGTATTCTTAAAGATTTAAACATTGTATTCTCCAAATACTAAATAAGGAAAATTGATTCCTTTTTCTATTTGTCTGATAAAATCTCCCCATTCTTTGAGTTTGTGATTTTTTCTTTGTAAATATATGTTTCTGAGACACGCATAATTTGTATCTACAAATCTTGATTGTAGAAAACCATCTGGTAAGGAGTCTGTTGCTCTTTCAAAGTTTTTAGCTTTTATATGCTCATTGACTATTTCTATTGATCGAAGATCTGTTGCCATTGCAAAATCATTCTCTGTTAAGGGCTTTGCCAGGAGAGTGTGCATTGTTGATTGAGAGAGTTTCTCAGCATATTTATATGTATCAAAATGTTTCCACCATTTAAGAGGAGCTTTGCATATAAACTGGACTCTTATAAATCTGAGAAATTTAGAATGAGATGCTCCAGAATTAATAAGCCTTTCCATTAATTCCTTATCGTTTTTGCCAAGATAATGTCCCCCATTACATGTATCTGATTTATGTGTAGAATTAAAAGACATTCTCATTCCATGTATTGCATTTAGTAAACTCTGATTCCAAACAGAGATGTTTGTTATTTCTATATTACTCATATTCAATCTCCTCATCTACTGGATCTACACCCGATTCACACTCTGCACATATCCATTCTCCATTTATAAATGATATATCTTCTTCATATTCTCCACAATTATTACATTTATGAATCTGCACTTTTGGCATTATATTCTTTCCTCCTTAATAAGATATGTAAAGGCTACATCATCTGCACTTTGGGTATTATATCTCTCCTTAAAATAATAGGTAAAGGCAACTGCCAACGCCGCCCAAGCATCTGCCGATACTCCATATAATCTCCCTGTTACAACCATTTTTTCTGGGTCAGCGTTACATTCTGGGCATACCGGACGACCTGGCCCTTTCCACCCTTTACCTTTGCACAATTTACACTTAACTTTTTTAGTTTCTTGTTCTCCGCCGTAATACTCAACAAGTACCTTTCGGATGTTTCCGTCCTTGGCTTTTGCAGTACCGCATAAAAGGATTTTCTCTTCAAGTCTGAATATATACTCGTATGGAATTAAATTATCTTCCATGACTTGAGTGAACCTCCCTATCCATACACAGGTTTCAAATACTGTTCTTCCCACAGCCATACCATAAGAGGCTATCATCTCAATAGCACAAATATCAAAAGATTGTATATTATCTTTTATCCACCGGAGTAATTCTTCATTTTCAATTACTCCGGCTTTTAATATTTTTTTTGACTTTGCATTTTCTAAAATGATAACTCCGGTTTGTGTGTTTCCAGGATCTAAAGCCAAGAGTTTTTTATTTCTATTCTTTGCTTTTTTGAAATCAAACTTATCGAAGGTATCTAACATATATTATTCCTCTATTCCTAATTCTCTGTAAACTTTTCTTTTCAATCTCTTCAAGACTACATCTGCATTATCATCTTCATCAACAACTACCTTTATAGACAGTTTATCAAAACAGAACTTTACCCTTTCTACTGCCGCACCAAATTCTATCTCCACTATATTTAATTTATTTGGCATTATATTTCTCCTTATCATATTTATTGTCTTACAAACTTATATATCTTCTCTCATACATTTTATACTTTTGTCTTTTTCTACAATCAATTTATCTATTGTTTCTTTTCTTATTTTTGTTATTTGTTCCTGATTTTGATCTGGAGTAAAATACAAAGTTTTCTTGAATGTAAACTTAACTTCATTAAAATAACCAGTTACAGATAATACTTCTTCATAATTTTTATGATTCATTGCTTACTTCCTCTTTATTTTTTTCTGGTTCCTTATAATTTAAAACATTTTTATTTGCGGTGTAGTATAGATATATGGAATCTTTTAACATTTTTGTTAAAGAAGTTCCTTTTTTTCTACAAATTAAAGAAACTGTTTCCGATGTATCTGCATCAATTTTTAATTCTACGATTACTTTTTTCTTTTTACCCATTGTTTTTCTCCTAATATTTTGGTTTTCTTTCATCGTAGAATGCGTTCTCAATTTCATTCCACAAATCAATCACAGTATCTTTTAATATTTGTTCTGCATTATTATCTTCGATATACTTTATTGCAGAATTAATAGTACTAAAATTTTCTCCATTGACATTGTATGTTTCAGCTTTTGTATTTTCTTTTATATATTCAAGGTTTCCTCTAATATCATCTACTCCATAATTATACATCATATAGATATTAGCTTCTCTCCATTTAACATCTAAAGAATTTTTATACACAACCACTTTTACAAGGTCTCCGATTACTTTAGTTTGCTTTACATCCCTGATTTTTTTAACTTTTTTTATTTTACTAGGCTTATTAAATTTTATCCTAACAGATGAATAAAAAGGAATACCTTTTCCTCCTGGAGTTGAAGTCTTTTCTTGAAATGCAGTAGCTCCTACAACTTCCCTTATCTGGTTACTACATACTATTAGATAATTATTATCTCTAACAACAACCGATATCTTTCTCAACTCCGCTGAGAATTCTTTTGCTCTTCTCATTCCTGTCTTATCGCCTTTTTCTCCCATTTCCATAGTTGTAGAAAGGGCGGCAAGAGAATCTACAAAAATAGCATTTATGGCACCCTTTTTTTCAGGAGAAGATTTCCAGTCTTTAATAGACCCGAATAATTCTGTTACTGTTTTTGGAGTTGAATAATTCGCATCTGGTATATTTACTCCGAAGAGTTTAGCAAAATCTCTATCAAGTCGGGCTTCTGGATCCTTGTATAACATATCTCCTCCTTCCCTTTGAATTTGTCCGGCTATCTCGCACAGAAGTACTGTTTTCCCAGAACTTTCAGGACCGAAAACTTCAACAATTATTCCTCCTTTCAAACCCCCTTCTCTATTTATATTGCCAGAAATTGCAAGATCTAAAAGAGTATTGCCAGTAGATACAAATACTGCATCTCTTTGTGTGGTTAATCTTCCTCTTTTTTCTGTACTTGCTCTATCTTTTATCTGTTGACTTATTTTTTTCACAGGGGGTTTGTTTCTTTTCATTTACTACCTTCTTATTTATGATTTTTAAGAACTTATTAAATTTGCGTAACGCCCACAATTTCATTTTCTTTTTACTGCCAAATTCTGCATTTGCTTTCGCTATCAGAATGCCTACAAATGGGTCAAATGAATCATGAACTGATTGTGTGGCTGTACCTTTATTTCCATTAGTTAAGTATACCGTTGTTCTTATTTTATCTTCTATATTTTCTTTATCATATATTAACTTAAAGAAAACATCTTTTATATTATCGGGTAATTGTCTTTTACTTCTTTCTGAATCTAAAGTTGGTTCACTACTTTCATCTACTCTCCAATTTAAAGGGGCCCGAAACATCATTGGGTTTTCCTCTTTATGATTAATATCAACAAGTATATAAAATATATCTGGCATTTTATATGCTTTCATTTTGCATTTCCTTTCTATATTGTTGCATATACTGAATAATTAGTAATATATGCCCTTCTATCATCTTTGCTTTTTTCATATTATTAATGCACTGTTTACACCATTTCTCGAAATTAATAAATATGATGTTTTCTTTTTCTTTTTTTATAAAAATATCAAAATATTTTGATGTTAAATGAAAAGCAACTGTTTTCATTAATTTATATTTATCCCTGTGTATATCTAATATATGGGTATCGATTACATTTTTAAATAGACTGTTTCTTGTTTCATTTTTTAGTATTGTTAGCATATTAAGTATATCATTTTCATCTTCTGATATTTCACACGCAACATACCTCCTTTTTTTATCTAAACTCATACAGTACCTCCTATAAAAGATAGGGAGACTAAATCTCCCTATCTTATTATTACTTTCTATGCACCGACACAAGAATCATATACATCACAAGTTTCACATTCATCATAATCATCCCATTCTTCTCCGAATTTATGACCATGAGGACATTCATTTGCTTCTGCTTTTTCCTTTTTTACAGGTTTCTCTTTTTTCTTTTTTACAGGAGCTTTTTCCTTTTTTACAGGTTTCTCTTCAACTTCTTCAATGTCATCATCTTCTTCAACTTCTTCAATGTCATCATCTTCTTCAACTTCTTCAATATCATCCCCGAAAGGAATATCATCCATTGATATATCATCATCGTCATCTAAATCAATTACGATATCTGTATTTTCATCTTCTTCATCTATTTTCTTTGAAAGATCATCACTTTTATCTACTGAATATCCGCTGATAAGAGAAGCCACTTCATCATAAGAGAGAACTGTTAAACAATCTTGAATATCAGGAAGAAGTTTTACTAATTTATCAATTGATTTAGGACTGTATTGTTTATCTCTTTTTACGATATCAATTTTTTCTACATCTGGGAAAGAATAACTCATATATTTTTCCATTGAGTATCTTACTTTAATAGAGTAGCCCTCTTCATAATCTGGGAATGAATAATAATTCTCATCATACAGACATTCTTTAAAAATCTTTTTGATGAATTTGAAATCAGAAACTTCATAAATATAAATTTTCTTAGAATTTATATCTCTAACAAACATGACTGATCTTTCTGAAGGTCTATACTGTTTTAATTCATCTTTATCTGCACCTGCAGCCCTTCTCTTTTTAGCATATTCACATTTAGGACACTTGCCACCGAAAGTTTTAAGACATATTGTATCTTTGTCATCATCATTTACTTTTTTATGCACCTTAATAGGAACTCTCCAATGTAAAGATCCTTTTATTGCTGTGCTATCTTCTTCTGATTTTTCTGGGTGATTGTTTTGTTTTACTTCATACATCAATACATCAAATGTTACTTGTCCTAGACCTTCTTTAATATAAATTTCTTTTATTTTCTTATTATCAAGTATTTCAATATTATCAGTACCCTTTAAGAAAGAGAATCCTGAATCTTTACTAACAAACTTCTTGACTGCATTTTTAATCTTGTCCCTCATAGAGAACTTTTTTACTTTTGCTTTAACCATTTAATTGCTCCTTTTTATTTTTTTTGCTACTTTGTTTGCAACATCCTTACATTCCTTTTTTGTAATACTATCTTCCAGTGACAGATTGCGGGGGACCTCAGGCCCCGCAAAATACTGTTGACCATGTAAACTTATTAAAGATTCAAGACTTTTCTTGCGCCCCCAACATATCTGCTGTTGTGCCATTTCTGCCATATCACATTCATACTTTGCATCAATCCATTCTGTTTTTACAAGTTTGTAAGCAGAATTTGTTCTGTAAAATGCTTCAATATTAGGAGCAGTAGGTTTTATGCCTGTACCCATTATTGCAGGAGTTTCATTTGCTTTCTTAATTAATTCAGACCTTACAGTTTTGACCTTTTCCTCTACAAGTTGTAATGTATATCTTGCGGTTGCTAACTGTTTGCAATATGCAAATCCTAATTCAGTTTGATTTAGAATTTCAACATCTAAAGCGTTCGGGTCTATCTCCATATCTTTTTCATAATTAATTTCCATTATTATTCCTTTCAATTTTTTTTTGTATATTGTATTATACGATTGTAAACCGATATATAATACAAATACTTTGCAAATTATTTAATTATTTTTTGCAAGTCTTAAACGGCTCTTTACAGGGCTTTTAAATTTAAACGATGATTATACCGTAAAAATAAAAATAACCCTATAAAGGCGTATTTAAAGGCTTATTTTACCCATGTAAAGCGGAATAACAAGCATAGACTACAATTGGAAAACCATTATAGAAGAAAGGGGCTTTAAATTCTTCCATTATCACAGCCGCTTTAGGATTTCCCCGCAACAAACAGGTGGTACAATACCCGAGAACCACTCTTCTAATTGCTTCTGGATCTTCATATTTTAAACCATTTAGTACTTCAGCGACTTGTTTCCATGATGATTTCTTCATCATTATTCTGCAAAGATTAATTATTTCCTCTTTTTTCTTTTCCGGCATATCTAAAACATTCATCATCATTTTCTCATCATTTAAAGTCATTATAGACTCTAAAAGATTAATTGCATCTCTAGAATGGCCTTCTGCGACTTCTATTATCTTATGCAAACAAGTTTCAGGAATATCAATATCTTCGTGCATACAAGTTGATAATATTAAACTTCTCATATCTTTATCTGAAAGTATTTCAGTTTTCAACAACATACATCTACTTTTGATTGTGGGTAATATCTTAGTAGGTTCAGTTGTGCATAATATAAATACTGTATTAGGTTGAGGGTCTTCTAACTGTTTTAATATTCCATCTTGAGCTGCTTTAGAAAGTTCATGCATCTCATCAATCAAGAATACTTTTGTATTTCCTGTTAAAGATTTAAACCCAGAATCTGTTCTAATTTTTCTGATTGTCCCTATACCATTAAAGTCGGAACAATTTATCTCTTGTAAACATTTATTCTTTTCCGTTGCTCCGAACATATTAGCAATTATTCTCGCAGTTGTTGTCTTACCAGAACCATAAGGACCAGTAATAAAATAAGCATGAGGTCTTTCTGATCTTTCCAGAATACTTTTTACAACTGTTATTAATGTTTCATTCCCATATATATCGTCCAATGTTTTAGGTCTTATTCTATGATACAATGCCATTTCTTTCCTCCTATTAATTTATATTATATTCTTTTAAGTTTGCCCAATTGCCGTTTAATTCAGATATATCATGTTCTATATCCAAAGGTATAGAAATCCAATCCCAAACTTGCCTTACATCTTGAGTACCTAATTTATGGATTTGTTTGATAACTGTCTCCTCCTCTCCATCAGCATAATTAGATACTAATGCGTCATGAATCTGACCCAGTAATCTACTCTCCATTTTATTTGCAGTTATAAATTTATCTGTATGAATAAAAGTCCAAAGAAGAATATGAAATGCTGACCCTTGAACTGGATAATTTATAACTGCATTTTTATCCATTCTTCCCTGTACTCTAAAACCTGTTAAAGTATCAATAAATCCATCTTTATGATATTGCTTTAATAATGATTCTTTCCATTCTCTATATACAGGAAATCTATTATACCAAAGGTCTTTTTCGATATCTCTTACATGCTTTTCAAATTCTTCATGATTATGGATACCTTCATTTATAAAATGTTCTCCGATAGTAGTCCCCATAAAAGGTAAACCATCATCTTTAGTCCATGTGCCTGTTAAAGGTAATCCCATATTATTGCTTATATATCTTGCACAATTGGCATAATAATCACCATAAAACTGGGCAAATGTAAAAGAACTTTTTGCTTCTTGTCTTAAATTCTTATAATCTTTGATTTTTTTATTAAAATCTGAATCTGATATTAAGAATATTTGTTTTGCTATATCTGAGTGCATATCAGCACCAGGAGCAGTCAAGTAAGTATACATTTGGGGATCTTTATGATAACAATAAGCGACAGATACTTCCATACCTGAAAAATCTGACTCTCCCATTCTACAATTTTCTCTTGCAATAAATCCGGTCCTGATTAACTTATTAGCATACATATCTCTCTTTGGTACATTCTGCATATTTGGATCAAGGCAAGAAGACCTGTATGTTATTATATTCAGCATAAAATTAGGTCTTACTATACTCCCATTAGCCTCCCTCATATAGTTTTGTATAAATCCCCTAACTTTATATATCTTCCTCATTTTAATGAGGTGAC